TCTTCGGACAGTTCCAGCTCGATCATATCCAGCATTGCATCTGGATTGCGGGCAAATACACCGGAACCGGAAGCACGGTCCATGGACTTCTTGCTGCCCTGGCTGCCTTTTGAATGGTGATGGCAGTAGATCACGGCCACGCCCAGCTCCGTGCAGACCTTATCGAACTGATTACAGAAATTGGACATCTGGTCTGCACTGTTCTCATCACCTGTGATGACCTTGTAGATCGGATCGATGATGATGGCAATGTAATTCTTCTTGGAAGCCCTGCGGATGAGCATGGGCGCCAGTTTATCCATAGGCCGGGACTTGCCTCTTAAATTCCATATATCAATGTTATCCAGGTGTTCCGGACGGATCCCCATCGCCTGGTAAACATCCCTGAAACGGTGCAGGCAGCTTGCCCTGTCCAGTTCCAGGTTCACATACATCACACGCCCCTGTGAACACTGCCAGGACAGCCATTTATGGCCTTCTGCAATGGCAATGCACATTTCTATCTGTAAAAAGGATTTACCCGCCTTAGAGGGCCCTGCGATCAGCATCTTATGTCCCTGGCGCAGCACCCCTTCGATCAGACACGGGGCCAGTTCCGGCAGGTTGTCCCATACATCTTCCAGGCTTTCCGGATCCGGCAGGTCATCATTGACTGACTCGATCCATTCCTTCCATTCAGCCCAGCTTTCCTTTCCGATGTTGGTGTCGATCAGGAACTGCTTATTCTCTCCACGCAGCACACCTGGCATACGGGACAGTCTGGATGGGTTCCGGTTCTGCTGGTCGATCTCCAGGCCGTTCTTGCGGCAGATATCATAGAGATAGTCCACACGCTTGCGGTATTCCCCATAGTCTGCGGCATCTACTTTTACAATGGCATGGAGGCTCTTCTTTCCGGAATGGACCAGGCATGCCACAGGAAGTTCCAGTTCCCGGATTAGCGCATGCTGCTTGTCGATCTCCATGCTGTCTGACTCTACCAGGGCATAACGGAAGTCTGTCACGTTGTCGTTCCTTACTCCCTTTCCATCCAGCGGGTTAAAACGGATCCAGGCACCAGCCTGAGGATCATAATCCCCCAGGACACTGCCGATATCACCGCCACAGGCAGAAAGTGCTTCTATCAGCTGTCCTGCAGTGCGGTCAAAGGATCCCTTATCTGCAGGGAGCCATTTATCATCCTTCTGCCAGCTCTTTACCACATAGCCTACATTCTCCCCTGCTTCAAACAGGGTCTCCAGATATCGGATCAGTTCCTTGGCCGGGTCAAATCGGGCCGGTTCCCGTACTTCTTTTCCTTCCACCCAGTTCCGGTCAATGAACACGCCTTCCTCACTGGAAATGGTATCTTCCCAGCCCAGGGCATGCCCCGGATCATAGGGCGGCGTCCACCCCTGTTCCCTTGCATACTGGACGATCGTCCCACCGGTCACGGGGGATCCGTTTCCCTTAAATCCCTTCCATTTTTTCTGGCATTCCCCAGGATGATACCTGCCGGGATCTCTCCGGCTCCAGTTGTCCCACACATCCACGCTGTATCCTTCCAGGTCCAGGGCCATGCCGATATTCAGCCACTGCTGGTAATCCAGTTCAGCCGGCTCTATATGATCTAAGACCTCCAACAGGTCATACTGGCTTCTTTCCATTTCCTGCTTACTCCTTAATTTTCAGGTACATAATTTCTTGGGTCCACACCTCTTGGGGCTCCTCTCCAGCCACACGCAGCGATCCGGTCGATCATGTTCTTTCCTGCCTCAAACGTCCATGTCCCTACATGCTGGAAACCATATTTTTCCAGGCACCGGATCTGTTTCGGTGTGGTAAGGCCTTCCTCCTGCCGTTTATGCAGGCGGTCCAGGATCAGGTTTGCCTTTCCTGCATTGTCAATCTCATCCGGAAGGATCCCTCTCTTTTCCAGCTCCTGTTTCTGTTTATCAGAAGGCGGTGCCATCTCCCAGCCAAAAGCCGGGACATAACCGGACAGGTCTTCCGCCTGTATGCTCATCTCAAACTGTAATGGATCCACCAGTTTCTTCTTTCTGGTACGCATCTCCTGGAGCTGTTTTGCCAGGGATTCTTCCCTTTCTGCGATCACATCTTCCGATGCTTTTCTCTCAGCCTCTTCCAGATCCATAGGGCATCCGGCTGTTCCTTCCAGGTTCTCCGTCATCTTTCGGGCTACTTCCTTCTTCTCACAGATCAGGTCCGCCGGATGGCAGAGTTCATGGCGTTCTGTATGCCAGAGGAAATCCAAGAGCAATAGATGGCTCTTTCCTTCACACAGTCTGGTCCCGCGTCCTACCATCTGGCTGTAAAGGCTGCGCACCTTTGTTGGACGCAGCACGATCACACAATCAACGGACGGACAGTCCCAGCCTTCCGTCAGCAGCATGGAATTGCACAGGACGTTGTATTCTCCTTTGTCAAAGGCTTCCAGGACTTCTGCGCGGTCTTTGCTCTCACCATTGACTTCCGCAGCTTTAAATCCCTTTTCATTCAGGATCTCTTTGAACTTCTGGCTGGTCTTTACCAGTGGAAGGAACACGACCGTCTTTCGGTCCCTGCAGTATTTCATCATCTCGTCCGCGATCTGGTGCAGATACGGATCCAGGGCTGTTGCAATGTCACCGGCTTTAAAATCACCGGACTGGATGGATACCCCGGACAGATCCAGCTGCAGCGGGATCGTCATGGCCTTGATTGGGGATAGATAACCCTCCCGGATTGCTTTCGGAAGGGTATATTCATAAGCCAGGCTCTCAAAAAATTCTCCCAGGTTACGCATATCGCCACGGTCAGGCGTTGCAGTCACTCCCAGTACTTTTGCAGACGGGAAATGCTGCAGCACCTTCTGGTATCCGTCTGATATGCAGTGATGGGCCTCATCAATGATGATCACATTGAAATAATCCTCTGAAAACTGGGACAGGCGTTTTTCACGCTGCATGGACTGTACAGAGCCTACTGTGATCCGGAACCAGCTCCCCAGACAGGTCTGCTCTGCTTTTTCTGTCGCACATCCCAGGTTCGTGCTCTTCTTGATCTTATCCGCAGCCTGTTCCAGGAGTTCGCCCCGGTGCGCCAGGATCAGTACCCTGTATCCTTGACGCACACAGTCTTCTGCGACTTTTGCAAACACGATGGTCTTTCCGCAGCCGGTCGGCAGTACCAAAAGGGTCTTAAATGCACCCTTATCCCACTGCTCAAATACGGCTGCTTTCGCTTCTGCCTGATACGGTCTCAATTCCATTTAGAACACACCCGCCTTAAACTGCTTTGGTTCATATTCCAGATAACGGCTGACACGGTTATTCCTGCGCTTATTGCCGTTCTTGTCCACATATTCATTGATCATGACTTCCACCTTGCCGGTAGAGCATGGCACTTCATTCCAGTTAGGCCGCAGTGCTTCCCCTTTCTTCTTCTGTCCGATGCATAAGAAGAACTGGCTCAGTCTCCACTCTGCCTTTGAGTTCAGGTACAGGCTGTCAAATACATGGTGTTCCTTGCCGTCTTTATCCTTGATCAGAAGGTCCAGGTTCGCCACGTTACAGGGTGCCATCTTCTCGCTTCCTCCGAAATGGGCGCGTTCCATGGATGCCACTGTAAATTCATAAGTCCCTTCCGGAAGGGGCTCAGTCCCTTCATTCTCGATCGCATCATCCCAGCCGATCTCTTTTCCTAAATCTGCCATTTCTTTCATCCTCCTCATTAATTAAATACTAAAGAATCCTTTTCTTTCATTTCCC